CGCGAATAATATAACGTTTATCATCTCGTTTTTTAACAAACCATCTATAACGTGGTCTTTTAGTTCCAGGTAAATCTACAAGGAGAACCTTCCCAACATAAGGATCTGCTGTCATTACTACTCTATACAATTATTTTTAGTTCCGGGTTGAAATGTTCATTGGTCTAAAAAAAGGGTTATTACTTTAGATGAAGACGAGGCGTTAGCAACGCGGTGGAATGAACTGCGTTCGTGGAATCTGTAAACGTATTACAAATAAAGTGCGAAGTTTCTTACCCAAACCGGAATTTCCAGCATATGATAAACCTACTCTAGTTCAGAAATCTTTTTCATCACCTAAAAAGAGTTTCTATAAGTTGATATAAATTTGAACGACCAACTTAAAGTCTCCTTAAGTTCAAAGGGTAGGATGGCACTAGTAAATACTGCGAAAGTCACAATCACACCGCTAAGAATTAGCACTATGACTGTTACAGGCCACATTGGTACCAAGATTGATATTCCAAAGTTATGGGATGCTATTCCCATCATGCCATATTGGTGTCTAGCAGAAGGTATTCTGAAGATGGAACATAATATGAATAAGAAGGGTATGTGCCGCCATGATATCATGCTAAAGCGTAAGAAGCAGAAGAAGAAGTTTTATAATCAGGCAACGATTATTGTTCGCCTAGCCACCAATGAAAATGAGTGGAAGGAGGTAAATGTGAAACTCTTCTCAAATGGTGGAGTCCAAATGACGGGAATCTTGTCGGAGGAAATGGGTAAGCAGTCTATTATGGTTTTTCTGAGAACTCTAAAGGAGAAGGTTTCCGCAGCCACATACAAGGAGGTCTTCCCGCCTACGCCAGATTATCCTGAGCCGTTTCTCTATCGCTATGCGATTCAACTAGTCAACTCAGATTATAGCATCGGTGTCCCCGTTCGCCGCGATCGTCTTCATAAAATTTTCGTACAGAACTACAAACTTTTCAGCACCTTTGAGTCCGATATTTATCAGGGTGTCAACACCAAGTATTTTGTAAATGAGAAGCGACCCGCAACCGTAATGCCTGGTCTATGTGGTTGCCCTACACTCTGCTCGGGTTCTGGTACAGGTCTAGAACTCGGTTCCTGTAAGACGGTTACAATCGCTCCTTTCCAAACGGGGAAACTAATTATTACAGGTGCCAGAACCCTGGCCCAAATTGAGGAGGCCTACTCATATGTAAATATGATTATTACAAAGCATGCAGAGGAAATTATTCGACCCCTGCCTCCTAGCAGACCAATGCCTGAGAAGATTGTAGCAAAGAAGAATGAAAGCCGCTGGATTTCTCATCCGAGCCCCCGCCACATGCAGGCCTTTACCTTTCCTCCCGCCTAACCGCGTAAAAAAAATCAAAAAAATGAAGTCCCTAGTTTTAAAGCCAAATGAGTACGAATGCTGCTGCCTCTTCCGCTTCTACCACACAGCAGCCTGCTCCTCCCTCAGGACAGCAGCTTGCCCTCCAGCAGGGCGGTTCTATCCAGACTACGGAGGTACCCGCAGAGAAGACCCTTGTCCACGCTGCCCGTATTGCTGTGGAGCAGGACAAGCCGATTCTGCTGGATTACTACAATGACACCAAGAATGCGAAGGCGTTCCTCGGCGAGGACCCCGATACCAAGGAGCGTATCCTCGTAAAGAACTCGGAGGAGTACACAAGCCCCATCCAGAAGATTTTTAAGGCGGCGACGGATTACATTGTCATGACGGAGAACTCCATCTACATTGTCAGTGGAGCCATCAAGAAGAAGGTTATCACGACGGGTAACTCTGGTCCGCAGTCTTCTGGCCGGCTCCAGACGGCTACAGCCTAAGCCACTGCTTAAAATTGAATTACCTGCCATCCCTGCTAAATGGCATAATGTCGCTAGATTCCTGGCTTCTAGGCTCTAAGGGAAATGAAGACTCTTCATGGACACCAGCACTGATGACAAAGACTCCAGCAAGAAAAATCCTTGGTATTCTTGGCGGCCATAAACGCAGCGATTTTCATGATTTTCAAAAGACCATCATTAATGATATTCTTGTGAAAATGGGTTCTCCTCCTGACCTCGTTATTCTAAATGACGAGGGCAAAGATACAAGTGGCCTAGTCTACATGTGGGCCGAGCAGAATAATATTCCAGTTCGCTATGTAAAAGCTGATTGGTCTGCTGGAAAGTCGGCTGGTCTTCAACGAGATACGCAAATTATTAAGGAAGCAACCGCGTTCATTGTTTTCGCTCAGCCCCGCAGTGACAAGTACGCAAAACTTGCTGCTAGGCTCCAAAAGAAGAAATTACCTGTGCTATTAGTAGGAAATGTATAAGCAAAACAAACAGCGTGGAGCCGGTCTAGGTGACGGTACGGGTGCTGGAGCGGGCCCGGCTACGGGTGATCCCTCTAGTTTCAATGCCCTCCGTGCTGGTTCTTCAGTCAGCGGAATTGTACTCAGCGATGCTGCTGCGTATAAAATAATTCCTCAAGGAGTAACAGAGCAAGGTATGGCTTTTCAGAAAATAACTTCAACTTTCCACCGTAGTCGTAAGAACAGAAAGCAACGAGGTGGTTCGCAGCCCACCACCAGGCAACGAGGTGGTGCTTTGGCCCCGGCTCCATATTCTTCACTTGGTGAACTCCTTCCGTCGCAGATGACGGGCCCGATGACGACCGCTGCGTCTGGCGTTCTCGGTGGCTCAGCCACAGGTGTTCTGGATAAAATGCTTACCGAGACGTCTGGCCTTGTTCGGCAGACGGGCGGCGGTAAACGCAAGACACAGAAGAACCGTAAGCAGCAGAAGCAGCGGAAGCAGAGCCGTAAGCAGCAGAAGAAGCTGAAGCAGCAGAAGCGTAGCCAGAAGAACAGTAAGCAGCGTGGTGGTGCCCTTGGCTATGGTCCGGCTGTGCCCACGACGGGCAACTACAATATTCTGGCCCAGCAGGAACTCAAGGCGGCCGGCCTGAACCCGCAGTTCTTCGATGAGAACCAGGTTAACCCAAACTTCGGTGGTGCTTTAACCGTACCTGGGGGTAAGCTTAACTAAGTTAAGTATCCAACCCTAATCACAATTTGGGGTAAGCTTAACTAAGGCGTAATCAAGCCCGTGTTAGAATACAATCTCCTTCAGAAGTCGTTTTTTGCGTCTCTGTAAGAGCCTGTAACAGCAAAGCCTTTGTATTTGCCCCCGCCTCCGGCTGTGTTACCTTTACAGTAACAATTAGGTCACCAAACCCACCGCTATGAGGCATGCCCAAGCCCATGCACCGAAGCTTAGCACCATTTAGCAGGATATCACCAGTCCAAGAAATGGTCTTTGCCACACCCGAAGGATGGTCTGCTAGAGTCCGAGTAAACCCAGTTACAGATTCTGTCCATGACAAAGTTATGTCCGCACCAAGATCATTCCCCTCCCAAGTATACGTTCCCTTCTCCGGGCAACGAAGAATCAAAATCACGTCACCCGGTGTTCCAAACTCCAGTTGATCCGAGCATTCACCCACAAATGTAAACTGATGACCCTCCCGCATTCCAGCATTAATCTTGATATCTAATTGCTTCTCCCGATTCAAGATGCGTTGACCTGAGCAAACTGTACAAAGCGGCCCCGGCTTGCGGCATCGCCCATCACATTCCCGACAGGGGCTGCGGCTTTGAACATACATACCCGGTTGAATCTGCATGGACTGTACATTGAATCCGCGACCACCACATCCACCGCATTCAACAAAACTGGAAACACCATCGCCCTTACAGGCGTAACAGAAACGTCCCTGATTGAAAACAATCTTGAATTCCCGTCCTTTATAGAATTCAGGTAAACTCAAATTAATCTCATGCATCTTACTCGGTCCCTTTCCAGTTCGTGGAGGAGGACCCTGCTGCTGACCAGTTACAGGCATTCCAAAGAAACCCTGTGCCCCCGGTGCTCCCTGAAACATATGCTCAAAAATCCCACCCATATCCATATGAATTCCCATTCCACCCCCACCATGTCCAGCAAATCCCCTCATCATGGCCTCAAAGGGATTACCTCCCATTGGATGACCCATCTGCGGACCCCCCTGCCCCTCTTCAGAGCCAGTCATATCATACATCTGACGACGTTGAGGATCTGACAAAGTTTCATAGGCACGCTGAATTTCCTTGAATTCCTCCGCCGAGCCGCCCTTATCAGGGTGCTTTGTCTTTGCTGCCTTGAAATAGGCTTTCTTAATGTCTTCCGCTGATGCTTGCCTATCAACTTCTAGGGCTGCGTATAAATCCGTAGGCATCTATTTCATAATGGTTTTCCGCATTTAAGCACCATCCGTATAATTTGACCTAATGGAAGAGGTTATTGGACAATCTCATATTACCGAGTATCTATTGGCCTGTAAAGATGATTATCCGCATCTTTTGCTAACAGGTTCAACCGGTATTGGAAAGACGTTTCTCTGTCAAGAATTTTTAAAATATGCTCTTCGTGAAGTTCCTTCAAACGAAATGAATCGCTATATTTTGAAACTTTCAAGTTGTGATGATCGTGGTATTGCTGCTTTGAGGCAGAAACTGGTTGAGTTCTTAAAATCTAATCGCAAATATGATATTCAAGCATGGGTCTGGATTGATGATGCGGATAGTCTACCTGTCCTGACACAGCAAGCCCTTCGCCGCTTGATGGAACGGTATGAAACACACGTTAAATTCCTTTTTTCATCCTGTACTAGTCAGTCATTTATTGAACCAATTCAAAGCCGAACAGTGATTCTTCAACTTCTACCAATTAATCTCTTTGAAAATTTGGAACTTTTCCAAAAACGCTATTCTCCAAATATCTTACTAACAGATGACGCAAAGAATTGGATAGTCGGATTCTGCTTAGGAAATGCTCGTCAACTCTGCCTTATTCTGCGTCTTCTTCAAGCTGTTAAGACACAAGCAGCAGAAACGCAAATATATACAGTTGCTCTTCAAGAAATCCAGACATATATCACTGCTCCACCTGTAAATTCAATCCGTGAATTATGTATTGGTATTTTACAAAATAATATTCATAAGATTTTCCAGCATCTTCATGACCTGCTAATAGTAGGCTACACAGTTGAAGATATTTTATATTATATTCAGATTGTTACGCAGGTATATTCATTCTTTTCACCGATTGAATTAATTAAGCTTAATGAACGCTGCTCGGAAGTTCACATTCGTCTCATCCAACGTCGCTTCGGATTCTTTGATACTTTAAAAGTATTCGCAGGAGAAATACAGAAGGATGACCTCTTTCCGCTCAGAATTACCACCGGATGTTGTGATAGAATGGATAAAAGTGTTCGGCTTTAAGAATTTGCGTGACCGCAGGTGGCTCCAGTTTCCAGCACAGAATCCCATTACACAAGAAGCATATGACGCAATGATGAAATATTATTATCCGAGCAGAAGACCAGCAACATATGATTATCAGTCTTGTAAGAAAATCTTCCGACAGATTATTAAATCCTCGGAACACGTTCTTCTTTCAAAGGAAATCAGGATTGGTCCCCTTAGAACACATGAATATCAACTCAGTCCGTTGAAACAGGAATCGCTAGATGAGCCCACAGAAACTTGGCCTCTAGGAGTTGTTCCTCCGACAGACGAAGAAACCACGCATTCGGAATAGAACGTTCAAGTGTATCGGGCAGGGGTACAGCGACAACCTCTGGGTCCGGCATCTCAATCCCCTCTTGACCCTCTGGTAAAACACGCTCTACTAAGTCTTCAATCTGTATCAATTTACCATTACGGAAACGGGTCCATTCGGCCTTTGAATTAATCGGTACTTGCCCGGATAAATGTTTATCCTGCAAATAGCGAATTGCCCGACGGATTTTACCCGAATTCCATGATAGTGGTCCACCACGAACAAGTTTATCCATATCACGGGCATAACTTTGCCAGAGTCCACAGCCTTCCTCAATAGCCCAGCAGAGATTTGTATCAGACGCTTTATTAGCGTAGTTATCCTCAGGGTCAGTGCCGAAACGCATTGCTTTCTCGGTTCCAAGTGCGGGTACAATACTCTTAACAAAAAGTACGCGGGAATCAACCCATAAACCGCCTACATAGCACACCATCTGAGATGAGGCCCATGCCTTCCATAGCCAAGAGGGAGCAACATCAGCTTCTGCTGGAACATCAACACCATGGCTTCGTAAGATATTGTGAACCTCATCGCGTCCTAGAAGAGGGTCAACCACAAAATCCTTCTCATGGAATTCACGGCATCTGCGGAGATGTACATTTAGAAAGGGAGACCGAGTTCGCTTTAGGAGTCGTGACCCCCAGTCTAGCCATTGACGAGAATTACCCTCCAAGTCATCTACAACCCACCAAAGATGAACGGCCTTGTTGGGAGCGAATTTTTCATTCTCCTGCTGAACTTTGTCTTTGATAATGTATCGTAGCGTAGCAGCAGAAAAAATTAATATTAAAACAACAAATCCAGTAAATTCACCGGTTGATGCTGATGCCATCTCTCTATCCTAGTCCGACTAATTATTTACCAGTAAACGCCGTTGAAGATTCTCATGATATTGACCTGCTCTTTCATCTTGCTGGGCCATACGACGAACACGCTGATCTTCTAGCATCTTTTCCCTTTCCTCTGCCTGTCGTACTCTGTGCTGCTCCTCCTGTGAAAGAGTAACAGGAGCAGAGCGTGCCCGCTCCATCTCTTTCAGATTGCTGGGCCTTGATCCGATTGAAGCCGCGGCGGACGCAACATTTTGGCTGAAGGTATTATCAGAAGTGTAGGCGGATTTAAGATCAGTGAACTGCGTACGAGAACCGTAGGCCGCAGTAAAATCGCCCGGCTTTTCTCCACCCAATGTTACGCCCATTGTAGGCTGAAGAATAATAGCGGAGGGATAATATGCTTGATTCCCTCCAGCTGAAGGACGTGACTCCTGTTGGAATGCCTGATTAAACGTATCCAGGGCGAATTTCTTCTTAAGTGATTCATTTTCACGAACAGTATCACTTTGTCCAGTTGTCTTCAACCAGTCACCGTAGCCGTCATCTTTCTCAGGGTCGGGTAACTTATTCTCCTCAAAGAGTTGGTTAAAAAGGGACATGTCTAACTTCTTGGGTGATAGGGCTACGGGTGCTCGGTCCTGTATTGAAGCAACAGCAGCTGTTCTCTTTTGGGCAAAGTCATCTAGTTCTGCTGGATTCTGTGGAACATGTGCGGAAATAGCAGCAGCCTGTTGCCGAATACCGGAAACGCGGTCAACGATTTTTTGTAAGTATGCTGACGCACGAGTAATTGCGTCAAACATTTCAGGTTTACCGCCGCGGTCAGGGTGGTTTCTAACAGCAGCTTTCTTATACGCATTACGGATAATTTCAGTGGAAAGCGTCTGTGTTTCGTCAATTCCTAGTAAGTCACAGCACTCTGTGAAATAGTCGTGGGCTCTTCTGGGAGCAGGGTGTTCTATGAGTTCATTCTGCTGGTTTTGCTCTTGCCTTTGCTGTTGCTGCGGCCTTTGCTGTAATGGTTGTCCGTTGGGAGCATATGGCCACGCGTAGATTTGTCCGCGATTATATCCGGCTAGCCATTGAAGACAGAAGGAGTGAACACCCATTTGCTTCAAAGAGTTACGATATTCAGGTGATGCTAATAGAGTTTCTAGCATTTGGGCTTTCGTTGGGGCATGCTGGATAGCACAGAGATTTGCCCAGATACGTACGTGTGAAGCATCAACAGATTGGTTGGCTCCCATCTGTTGAGACTTAGGATTTATGTTTTAAACTTTCAACGAACGCGGCGAGTCTGATTTCTATGAATATGTTTATTTCTGCGTGTTCTTTGTCTTCTAAATCCACATATACTTCTAACAGCACCGGTAATAGCATTCGTTACTTTCTGGCATAGTGGTCTGCGATTTTCTAATTTACCTATTTGTCTTTTAAAATACTTACCTTCATAAGCTCTAAGATTTCTGTTATTGCCTGTCCAACCCGCATCCCCCTTATATCTAGCATATTGAGCCCTTAAAGTATTTAAGGCCTGTTGGTCAGTAGCATTTTCATTTGAATTATACTTTCGCTCAGTAAATTGTGTTGAAGAGTTTGTTGGTGTTTTAATACTAAGCGATTGTCTTCTTTGGCTCATCTTAATTTATAAAAAGAAAAATCTAATATAATTAAAGGAATGAAGAAATCTTCTATTAGACAATTTACGAAGAAGTGTCTAAAAGCAGGTTATAAGGAGCATGTCTGTAAGAATGCCTGGATTTTTAAGAAACTACCGACAAGGGAACTACAGAATATGTATGCAAAATCCTTCAAGGCCGAGAAAACATATAGATATCCGTACGCAATTAAGCAGACGCGGAAGTTAAAGTATGATAAACCGCCGACAAAATTAACGCCTAAAATGCTTCTAAAGGCATCAGGTCCTCGTATTTTCCCCGAATTAGCCTAGAAAATCTGCCTTAGATCTGGCAGATCTTTCATGTTGATAAAATTTGAAGTAATTTCTACTAGATATAAAAGTCATACTGAATGCCCGAAGTAGAACTCCTAGAAGTATTTGGTTCAGACCTAACTGTTGTTAATGCGGCCCGTGTTTCAATGGGCAAGGAATCCACTGTAATGACGCCTGGCGACGCAAAGCTAATTAAGTATCTAGCAACGCACAAGCACGTAAGTCCATTCTTTCACCCGCAGATTCGCTTTCGTTTTAAGATGCCTATCCCTATTGCTCGTGAATGGTTCCGGCATACGGTAGGCTTCAGCCGTAATGAAATTAGCCGGCGATATGTAGACACAGATCCTGAGTTCTTTGAACCCACGATGTGGCGTCAGCGTAATCCTTCAGTCAAGCAGGGTTCTATGGATATCCCCGTCCAAGAGCACAGCAAGGTAGTAGATAAGGTCCACCTGTGGCATACTCAGGCACTTGATCTATACAAGGATCTGCTCCAAGACGGCGTATGTCCCGAGCAGGCACGCTTTGTTCTTCCTCA